TACTAGCCATACTATCTTGTATATCCTATGCAAATACCGCTTGTTAATGTAATGTCCGTTATCTTACCCAAGAACAATGTAGTTCCCGCAGGTAGAGTTGTTTCTAAAGCATCTTCACCTGTACAGCCTGTAACACGAATGTTTGCTATTACACTTTCCACAGGGAAATGTATGCAGTAGTAGCTTTTGTTTGATTGAGTGGCAGTAGTAAATACTTCAACATCACCAACGGTGTGTCCTACCATTCTCATCAACGACTCATTATCATCTAAAAATCCTGTTGCCATTTTATCTTATTTTATTTGTTTCTATCGTATGCCCAATTTTTTAAAGCAATATAGTTCTTGGAGTAAGGGCATTCTTTACTCACATCTTTGCCTTGTGGTTGTTTTATTGCTCTTGCAATATAAGCAATAGCTTTTCTAGCTTCAGTAGCATCGTTAGATGTCCAATCAGCTTTTTTCTTAGAAAGTAGTTTTAGGTTTCTGTTTATGGCATCTCTACCCAAACTAGCCTTTTTACTACATTTATTCTCAGACCATCTCTTTAATTCTGAGTAACTCATATTTACAGACTTCTTGTACTCTGTATATGTTTCATCAATCTCCTCTTGAGAGAAAGCGTTTTTAACGGACTTAATCTCAGAAACTAAATCACTCATCATCTCGTTGATTAAATCCATAAGGTCAAGTTGGTTTTCGTCAAACTCATCGTAGGAGTTATATCCACCACCTCCGTGTTCTTTACCGCACATCCAAGAGCCATCGGGCATTTGGTGTTCCCAACCATCAGGACAATTAGGATTCTTTCTAGCGTTCTCCACATCCTCCATAGATTTTTTAGTTGGATGGTCTTTAGGTAGTAAATCAGTATCGTGTTTACCACTTCTGTACTTTCCTTTCTTCATAGCATAAAGAAAAGAATTTACACGAGCATATGCCCATTGCGAAGGTGTCATATTTGGTCTAACAGACTCAGGATTTGTTTCATAAGCACCCAAACCTCTTTCAAAGACTTTCTCTAACTTCTTCAAAGTAACCTTTGCATTCCAATCAAGGTTTAACTCCTTAATCTCCTCATTGTGGTCTTTGACCTTTTTCTCAAGACCTTTCTTTACCGTTTCTGTTACTGCGTTATACATTAGTAGAATATTATTCCGTTCATCTTACTAGCTATATCCGTATCAGGCATAGAGCTATCTCCATCTTTACCATACAAAGGATAGTTATTTACTTGGTCTTGATGTGTAATGTAAGCAATCATATCGTCAAGCAAAACTTGTGCCTTTCTAAATGTATCACTTTTCATTTGATTAAATTGCTCTACATTTGCAGGTGTACTAAAATCGGATGAGTTAACAACTAAACCTGCCGATGTTGTATTGTACTGAATCTCATTCATTACCTCAAATCTAACAAACCAACATAAAGCAGGTCTAAGGTAGTATTGTAAAAGCATTGAGTTGGCTGCCGTAAGAGTTCCTGTGCTATCGTTCTGTATCTTTAGCTCCTCATACATATCCAAACCAAGCTCAGGCTTAATGTGTGCAAGTTCAGCAATTTCAAGGATAGCATCGCTAATCAAAGCTGTATCTGTTGCTTGATTAGTAAACGCAGTAGATATAACCTCTGAAGGTGTTACAAACTTATCATATTGTCTTACATTAGCCATTCTCTTGTTGTCTTTGTACGGTTATTGTTTGTCTGTCTGATATAAGTAATTCACCATCAGGAATCTCAGGCAAGTCTTTATTAAGCATTGCTCTTTGCTCATTGATAGTCAATACTTGTTTAGGGTCAATATCTGCAAGGAATGAGATAGGTGGTTCGTAAGCTACCGTAAGGTCACTTGTATCAATACCCATCTCTGCATTTATAACTCTTTTAATCGGCTCTAGCAAGATGTTAGTAGTATCTCTAATAACTGTACTCATAGCTAAGTCATAAGCTATTCTAATCTCGCTACCCGTATTGTTCATCTTACCCGATGATACGATACCACTCAAGGCAGGTTGCCATCTGTGAGCGGTAATTATGTTTTGGTCGGTTAACTTCTGTAAATCTAAGAAGTCACCATCTTCCTTGTTGGAGATAATCTGAACATCTGTTCCTCGACTATCCTCTCCATTCTTTACAAGGAATAATATCTTTGAGTTGTTACCGCTACCTGTTAGTGTTTCTTTAGCAGTTTCAACAAACTTTTCGGCTTCTGATTCGCCAAAGTCACCATTAACGGTAACAATAGCGGAAGGACTAAATCCATTCTTAAATGATGTGTGGTTAAATTTACCAATCTCATAGTCTATTGCTATGTGTTCCAATGCAGCCACATAATCAGGTAAACCATAAAAGTTAAATGTACTTTCATAGTCCTTGTAGTGTATAATAAAACTGCTGTTAGAAATCTGTGGGTAAACAGGTATTCTTTGAGTTTTCTCTTTGTTCTTTCTGTAATTAGACCAATCAGAGTTAAAGTAAACGTACTTCTTATTTTTAGAAACTCTAGCTGTTGAAGCATCTTTATGATAGAAGTTTACACCGCCATCATATACAACACCTTCTAAGAAAGCATTACCATAAGTATAATAGTCGTCAGCAAGTTTCTTAAAACAATCCTTTAGGCTTTCTCCATTAGCATTTACATCTTCTATAAAACCACTTAGAGTTTCATTGTCAGTAATAAAGCCACCACCCGTAGTGAATGTAGTTTTCTGTGCTAATACAGACCTGTGAGTAGAAGATTGTCTTTTTAGTTCAGCTAAGTATTGAGGGAATAAGTTATCCTTACCAAAAGGAATAAAGTCCTCTCTTAGTCTGTCTAAATCCTTAACCTCAGTATCTACCGTAGGGGTAGATAAGTTTACAAAAGCATACTTAGTATTAAAACTACTCTTTGTCTGAGTTGTCTTTACTTGATTCTTCTTTTGCTTTTGCTTTGGTTTTCTTTGGTTTTGCATCTTCTTCTTTTGTTACAAGGTCATTGTTGCCCATTTCATATACAGACTTCATTTCTTTTTGAGTAGCGTTAGACCAATCAATAGAAACACCATTATTGAATTTAGTAATACCTTTCTTTAGTCTTGATTTATACATATTGCAAGTATAATAAAAAAAGAATGAAAGGGCAAGTTGCCCAATCCATTCCTTTTAGTTAATTATTACGATATAGCTACCGTTCCCGCTGATGAATCAGGAGTAAATGTTCCTGAGAATACTCTTGGTAATTCACCTGACGTAGCAGTAATAGTTACTGTTACACCATTCTCATCACCTAAAGCAGCACCTGTTCCGCCTTCGATAGAAGTTAGAGTAGCGTACATTTGTTGATTCGCAATGTCATCTTCTAATCCGTATGCTTCAGATATACCTACAACATAAGCCTGACCATTAAAGTCTTGACAAACAACCATAAGTCTTTCATTCTTCATTGACTCTAATGCTCTTAAGTGAGCAGAAGAACAATTAGGAACGTAGAAAGAAACTGTGTGTTCAAACATAATAGTTCCACCTTCTTTAGAGCCACTTGTAGTTAGAGAGCCTGTACCTTGTTTAAGGTCAAACAATTTTGCATCTCCAACATTTCCAAGAGCAGAAATAGCGTGGTCATCACTATTATCAAAAGTAACAGCATCAGGGTCTGCAAACAAAGAAATTGCTATATAGCGTAAACCACCTCTTAACTCTAAGTCAGTTGCGTTTACGTTTAAATTTTCTATTGCCATTTTATTATTATATTAAAAGTTAAAAATTAAGGGGGAGTATTTCATCCCCCATTAATTAAATTAATTACGATATTGCATTAGGAGTATAGTATACAGCTAGTTTAGGGTCTTTCAACGCTACACCAACCATATAAGCAACTCTAAAGCGATATGCTTTGTTATCCATAGAATACCATTGCTCAACAGAGTTCTCATCGAAGTCAGTACCTACAACAAAAGCATCTTTTGTAGTTAGTAAAGCTCTGTGAGTTTCAGCAGCAGCAGTACAACCGTTGATTTCTGCAACATCAGCAGCGATTGCTACATCCCAATCTCTACGTACAATGATAGGAATACCTCTGTAAGTTAAGTTAGGAACACCGTTAACCATAGCACCGTAACCTGCAGCAGCAAAGCTAGAAGATTCTAAAGTTGAAGCCATATAGTCATCAGCGATATCACCTGATACAAAGAATACGTGATTTCCTGCTTCTAATAATTCAGGAGCAGCAGAATCATAAAGACCTTGCATAATTTTAAGACCATTACCCGCTACTAAAGCAGCATCGTCAGCCTGTGTAGTTAAACCACTATATTCTCTTGTTAATGCAGTTGCACCCGCTTCTTTAGCTACTTGGAAGATACCATCATAGATACCGTAGTCAGCATCAGCTTCAGCAACATCTGACAACCATAGTTGACGATTGAAGTCAGCCTTTACGCCTTGTCCGATTAAGTCAAGAAGAATGCTCTTAACAACAGAACCCTCAACATTATCAAACTCGTGTCCGTCACGCATTAATTGACCTTTCATCTTATTGAAAAGCTCGTTTGCTCTAAACTCAATCTCAGCTTCTACACGAGAAGGAGTGATTGTAATTGTAGCACCTTTATCTCCACTACTTTCAGCAGAGAAAGCACCGTTTGTGAAAGCCTTTGTAATCTTTCCTAATTGATTGAACTTGTCAATCACAGTAGTACCTTTAATGTTAGGTAATACTTCCATATATTGCATATAATCCTGACCCATAAAGATAGGTTGGATGATTGCTCTGTTTACATCATACTGCTCAACAGTTGGTAAACTTGTTAATTCTAAAGCCATATTATATTATTTATTAATTATTTTAAAATTGATTTAGCAAAAGCATCCCAAGCGTTAACTACAACATCACTTTCGTTGATTGCAGGGTCGCTTTCTACTTCTACATTAGTTTCGGTAGCTTCTAATTTTGCTAGTTTTGCTTCCATATCAGCAACCTTGTTAGTTAAGTCAGCAATAGTGCCTTCTTTCTCACCAACAAGACCTGCTAATTCTTCTTTTTCTTCACGTAAAGAGTTAGCGTTTTCTTCTAGCTCTTCTAGCTTATTAACGATAACCTCATTGTCAGAAATAGAAACAGAAACTTCTTCAGCAGGAGTAGAAACATTCTCTCCTTTTACAGCGTTTAAGATTTCTTCTTTAACACCGTTGAACCAAGTTTTTAATTCTTCAGTCATTTTAATTGATTTATTATTATTATTTAATTTCAATTTATCATTGACCTCTTTCTCGTTTACGTTAGTAAATTTAGAAAGGTCAAAAGATGCAGCAACTTTCATAGGAGCAGTAATTGTATCTACAAATCCATATTCCATTGCTTCTTCACTTGACAACCAAGTTTCCTTATCCATCATATCCGAAAGTTGTTTAGTCGTTAGGCTAGACTTCTTAGAATATATCTCAATAATTTCATTCTTAATTTTGTCAAGTAAGTCAGCAGTTTTACGCATATCTCCTGCTTCTCCTGCCGATTGTCCAAATGGGTTATGAATCATAAAGAATCCGTTTTCTGACATCTCTATGTTATCCCCTGCCATTGCTATGACAGTAGATATAGAAGCAGCCAAGCCTTCAATCTTTATGTTTACATACCCATTATGAGAACGTAAAGTATTGTAAATAGCTAAACCATCAAATACACTACCACCAACAGAGTTGATACGTAATGTGATGTCAGCAGTTCCAACAGCTTTTACTTCCTCTATAAAGTTTTTAGCAGATGTTCCATAGTCACCTATCTCATCATAGATAGATATTTCTACGCTATTATCTGCTTTGTTTTCTATTGAATACCATTTGTTCATTTTGCAAATTTAATAATTAATATACCATATCTTTCGCAAAAACAGTCTAATCACCTAATATTGTAATCTTTGTTGAACTTTCTCTTGTGTTTATAGATTATATTTTGTATAGTCCTCTCCGATACATCGTACTTAATAGATATGTCCATATAAGTAAATGTGTAGTTATTATCGTTTTCGACCAAGATTTTATCAAAATCCTGTATTATCATATAATCTCTAATCTTTCGTGGCTCAATAAGACCTTTCTCCGACAAGTGGTTTAATACATTGATTATCCCTGCTTGTTCGGAGTATTTGATTTTGACTTGATTGTAAATTATTTCTATAAACTCCTTTACAATATCAGAATCATTTTGTCTTATCATATACAAATATACTAAAAAGTAGCCTGACTTTCAATAGCA